TACGATTACTTGCCAGACTTGATAAAAGAATCTCTTATATCATCTTCAATGGTAAAATTGCCAGCTACAAACGCAATTACAAATGGAGAAAGTACACCGGGATAAACCCACATAAGACACATATACACATTAGCTTTACTGCTAAGGGCGATACAGATGGCAGTATGTTTCAAATCCCTATATTGACAGGAGAGCCCTTAAATGGAGCAAGCAAAAGCAGTAGCAGCAAGTTGGGCAAGAAGCTTCTTAGCCGCCGGAATAGCAACTTATTTGGCAGTAGGTTGGGATGCACCTGCAATTGTAAATGCAGCGTTAGTGGCGAGCCTTCCAGTAATTCTTCGTTGGTTAAACCCTAACGATACGGCGTTTGGTCGGCGTTGAGCCCGGCTGAATGGGCAGGCTTTGTAGCTGCCATCCTTTCCTGCTGTGCGCTTATTGTCGGTGGGCTTAGATACATTATCCGACATGAAGTGCCATCAATACTTGAGGCATCAAATATCGTGTCGCGCATAGATAAACTTGAATCAATGGTCTTAGAATTGCTTACTCATGAGCGCAAGAAGAATATCAAAAAGCGAACAAGCCGCTAAGCGTAAGCGGAAAGAAGCCGCTGCGCGTAGAACAAAGGCTGACATTTTGCTACCCATAGATATATGGGCTGCATCTATTGTTGAATGTTATGAAGCCTTAGTCCGTGCTGGATATGGTGAAGATAGGGCGCGCTGGTACATTGAAGAACAGCTGCGTTTACCTGATTGGGTAATACAGAATCCTAATCATTCTCCATATGAAGATGAAGATGAGGATGAAGATTAAGCGAATCGTAGTTATATCTGATTTGCAAGTACCCTTCCACGATAAGAAAGCAGTTAAGAATGTCGCACAGTTCATCAGAAAATACAAACCTGATGACGTTCTATGTGTGGGCGATGAAATCGACTTCCAAACAATTAGCCGCTGGTCAACCGGTAGGGATGAGTGGTCAGGAAGTATTGGCAGAGATCGTGACGAAACTGTCAATGTCCTCGCCGAGCTTCAAGTACGACATCTCAGCCGAAGCAATCACGGAGCAAGGCTCTACAACTCACTAAGCAAGCGGTTGCCTGGGCTCATTGGTCTGCCTGAATTGACTATAGAGAAGTTTCTACACTTAGATGCCTTAGGAATTACCTATCACACCAAGCCATATCAGTTCCATAATGAGTGGGTAATGGTTCATGGCGATGAGCAAAGCACCAAGCCACATGGGGGTTTAACAGCCCTAGAAGCGGCCAAGAGGCATGGTAAGAGCGTAGTTTGTGGTCATACCCATAGGCAGGGCATATCATCCTATTCTACGGCCTCTGGTGGCGTTTTAACGGGCGTTCTTACAGGTTTTGAGGTAGGACACCTAATGGACATCTCAAGGGCGCATTACACCCGTGGAACGATGAATTGGCAGCAAGGCTTTGGGTTGATTTATATAGACCGAAAGCGTGTACAGCCAGTAGCTATACCGATAGAAAAAGATGGCAGCTTCCTGGTTGAAGGCAAGCGATATGGTTGAGGATATTTTCCCTATCTATAGAACTATTGATGATCATATGGATAACGATGATGGCGTGTCGTATCTTGACAAATAGCATATAGACCCCTCAAAATAGGATTTGAAATCCTATTTGAAAGGGGTTTAGGGCATGACGATTAAGTATGATCGTAAGTCGGGTGCGTATACCGATGGCAAGCACTTTGTGCGAGCTTCATACATACGTGATTACGCTAAAAAGAAACTAGGCATGAGCCAGCAACGCGGCAGAATAAGCCGTGAAGTTTTGGCTGCCTATTTTTTAGATGTACATGGGGTGAGCGCAGATGTTGAATGATATTCGTTTAGTTGAGTTAGCACTCTATTGCTTTTTATTTGTTTTAGGTGCATACACAATCGGTGTATTCATTAAGGAAAAAGGATATAAGGAAGGCTGGGCAGATGGGTACAGGCGAGGGAAATCAGTTGCGAGCGAAAGACATTTTGACTAATGCAAACGACACGATTATTAACAGAGGGTCAACGCATGGTCATTACGACCACACAATGCTACGAACGGCAAAGCTCTGGGAATCATATTTTGAGCGACCTATTGAGCCGATGGACATTGCAATCTGTATGGCATTGGTCAAGCTCGCAAGAATTATGGAAACTAAATCAAATCACGATTCTTGGGTGGATGCCGTTGCCTACTTCGCCATTGCCGGAGAACTCGCCGTCAAAGATTGGGATGATCTTAATGCTTTCTAGATCACCTAAGGGAACTTGGTGTGATTATTGCAAAGGCCGATGGGGAACAGAACGAATGAGCATTACAATCCCAGAAACAGGTGAAAGCAAAATTGTGCCATGCGATGCAGTTTGGCAGATTACTAGTAAGCGATATGGCAAGTTGATTGTCAGGCATTACTGCCAATCTTGCGCCAATGAAGTTCAAGAATGGCCAGATGGCAGCACTTGGACTTTGAAGGAACAAATTGACTATGCAAAAGGAGAAACACTAGATGTTTAATTTAGCAAACTATGAAGATGTAGATACGAGGATACACAAATTTTATGAAACCTACGAAGACGGCTCAATACTCACAGAACTCATTACCAATGACGAAGAAAAAGGCATTGTCATATTTAAGGCAGTTGCTTTCCGTACCCACGTTGATACTGCTGCTTCCGCTATTGGTTATGCGCGCGGTGCTCGCAAGGATAGGGGTGTTGATCGCGATTTTTGGTTTGAGAATTGCGAAACTAGCGCAATTGGAAGATGCTTGGCTAATCTCGGACTTAGTGCTAAAGGAAAGCGAGCAAGCAGCCTTGAAATGGCTAAGGTTAATGAAGCTAAGTCAGACACTCCAATACGTGTACGCACAGAAAGTCATAAAGAGTTTTTACAAACAACAAATCCAACAGCTGAAATAGTCTGGGATACCACAATTGAGCCACCGGCTGATTTAGATCCTGTATTTGATAATGCTTTAGAGCTATTAGCTGAGAAAGTAGGGGCACATCCATTGCCTACTTGTCAACACGGCGCGCGTGTACTAAGGGAAGGCACAGGGGCTAAAGGTGCATATCGTGGCTGGGGTTGTTCATTGCCATATAAGCGTAAAGCTGAGCATTGCAAGATGATATGGATGATGCTAGGCAAAGATGGAACATGGTCATTTAGGCCAGAAGATGAAGAATTGATAGCGGGGTGATTAATGTGTTAGTAATGGATAAAACACTTGACGTGTGCGACAATTGCAATGAGCCAATAACGGCTGGGTCTACGAAACCTTGCAAATGCCACACATGCCAAGTTAGGACTAACTAAGTGAGTAATCAAAGTCGCAAGCACCGAGGCTATGCAACGCAGCGTATTGTAGCAGAATATCTGCAAGAGCAAGGCTGGAAGCATGCACTACCTGTTGGAGCTGGTAGAGATGGTTCAGACATCACCGGAATTGATGGCCTGGACATTGAAATCAAGGCTAGGACAAACCTAGATTTGTCTGGGCTTATGCGCCAACTTCATGATCGCAAGGCAAACAAAGGGATGGGCGTGGGTGTTCTACGTCTAAATGGTCAGGGTGAGAAATCCGTTGAGCAATACGTTGCTGTTCTCACCTTGGCTGACTTAGTATATTTATTGCAGGCAAGTGGCTACTGAACCTTATCTAATACATCGTTGCAAAGGATGTGGACTATGGATATATGGAAAAAGAGATTACTGCGAAGAATGCGACACGCTCAAGAACAAGCGCAAATAACAAATAGATTTGACAGGCCGAGTATGCTAGGCATGCCAGCAAGCCTGAAAGGCAGCTTGCACGGCAAGCCAGCATTCGCAAGAGCTATGTTTATTGCTGGCTTAGCAATTGCACTACTGCCGCTGCAAACATTACAAACAAACGCTGCTGAGAAGCGCAGCTATCATATTATGAATGTTAAGTTATATGCTTATAATCAAATGGAATGGAAACAGTTTGAATGCTATAACTGGCTTATACATCATGAGAGTAGATGGAA